TAGTGTTTTCCCACTTCCACAGTGAATCAGACGCCCATAAGTCTGGATCTTCAACATCACCCATATTAAATTTATGTGCAATAATTTCGATGTTTTCTGTTTCGATATAAGTTGACATTACACTGCCATTTTTGCCTTAATCGCATCGTGACTTTTGTAACCATCTAAGTATATGTCATCCATAGTCATTTCAAAGATGTTATTTTTCTGTGTATTCAGCATTAGTGTTGGCAATGAATAGGGTTCACGATTTAGTTGCTCTTTAACTTGTTCAACATGGTCTGTGTAGATATGTGTATCACCTGTGCTTATAATTAATTCACCTACTTTGTATCCACAGTGGTGTGCAATCAAATGAGTGAGTAACGCATAGCTAGCAATGTTAAAAGGTAAGCCAAGAAACACATCCACGCTACGCTGGTACATATGACAAGAGAGTTCTTTATTTTTGTTGACATAGAATTGACTCATTACATGACACGGTGGCAATGCCATTTGGTCTAATTCACCTGCATTCCATGCACTGATTATGTGTCTACGACCGTTTGGATCTTTAACCAATCCATCAAGTAAATTTTTTAATTGGTCAGTTTCTTTAATGTGTACACTGCCATGGCGATTGTAATCATTACCGAAGTCATCTTTAAATGTTTCTGTTTTGTGTATTACTGGTGTTTGCCAGTGCCGCCATTGTACTCCATATACTCTTCCCAGATCACCTTCGTATTCAGCTTTATTTTTCCAATAACTTGCAAATGCATTGGGTGTCCATATTGTTACGGTGCCTTCTTTGCTGCCATGCGTAATCTCCGCGAGGCGCCTCTCGTCCTGCGAGCCTTCGATGAACCAGAGTAGTTCACCGACACAGGCTTTCCATGCCAACTTCTTGGTAGTGACACTTGGAAAACCCCTACGCAAATCAAAGCGAAGATTACGTCCAAAAACACTAATAGTCCCAACGCCAGTTCTATCATCTTTTATTTCTCCATTATCTAAAATATCTTTTAGTAATTCTAGGTATTGCTTCATTTTCTTTTCCAAATTTGATATACATGGTCACTAAAGTTTTCTTCTGATACTAAAGTGAACAATTTTTCTAAGTATAACAAATCTATGAAACTATCACAAGTGTATTCGGTAAATGTCTTGGTTAAATGTATCTCGTCAATACACCACCAATGGGTATTAATTAATTTTGCGCCACCAATAATACAAGCATCTTTATAAAAAATACTATCTCTTACAGTTATTTTTGACATGGTACGAACATCAGCAATTACTTTGCTAGTAATAACAATATTAATTCTGTTTGGTAATGGTTTGATCGGTAAACTTTCATAAGTATGGCGACCCATAATTATTACCTTACCTGTAGTGAGTGCCTTGAATCTTGGCAAATCGCCCTCGATGTTACTCCAGGGCAATTTGTTTTCATAGCCTATACCACCTTTAGGATCACATGCTACAATAAGTTTCATAACTTGTTCAGTAATTTATCTGTCTGTGGTTGCACAACTTCTGCTATACTCTCCACATTTAACACAAATTCAAAGCTAGTTATTAACGGATCTAGTTCAGTTAGTTTGCGGCTTACCACTTCTTCAACTTCATCAGGATCCAAACCCTGTTTGAGTAAATTTTGTATGTTAATTGTATGCTGTTTTTTGCCTACCATACGTACTACAATTTTTTTAATAAATTGTACCGGGACTTTACTCTTTTCAACATCTTCAAGGATGTGTTCCCACTTTCGGATGTATTCAGGTGTCATTTTCTTATGCTGTTACTTTAGCCTTCTTTGGCGCTGCCTTTTTCTTAGCTGTTGCTTTAATTGGGTCTATTTCAGCGGCTTCTTTTAACAATCGTTGTGATTCTGCTAATAGACCTTTTGCTTCCATTTCCATCTTAGTAGCTTGTTGACGTAAATTGTTAGCAAGAACATTATCACCAAGTAATCCATCTTGTGCCGCCACCACAGGTGAATCACTGGTTGAATTACCGCGTAATCTACGTGCTACATCAGCAGGGGTTTGCATTCCACGACTAGCATCAAGTTCAGCTAAACGTTTGACCGCAGATTCTCCTTGTTCCATTTCATCTAACATTTTGTTAAGTTCATCTAACTTAATTCTAGTATTTGGCGAAGGAGTAACTAATACTTGTGATGTTTGTACTTTCTTTAACAAGCCTTGACTGTGCAAAACTTGTAGAATGGGTTTACCATCCTTAGTGTAACTGCGATTAATCGCTTCGGCTAGATTTTGGCTATTTTGCCCAATATCTGATTCAATGCATGACATGAGTGGATCATGTATGTGCATGTTTAGTAATTCAGTGTGTACCACTAAACACATATGTGGTTCACCCGGTATCTCGCGGAAAACAATAGCAACTTTGCGATCACCAATTTTTCCAATATGTCTTAAAAAACTCATAAAATATCTCCTATAGGATAAAGATATTTAATATAAATTTTAGTGAGTGTAAAATTATTTTGTACCCGACCACCGCAATTCATATATTGTGGCTTCTCTAGGATCTTCAAAATAAATGTTTAATACTTGAGAAAAAATAAAATTATTTAAATCAGTGTTACTGATCTGGACCAATGAATATCTACCTTTAAGTTTATTTCTTACCCAAATTAATGATTCTTTGTTAATTGGTGTATTGGCTTTTAAAAAATGTGGTGGACAATTTTCTAACTCACGTGTACTAAAAAAAGTATTAACGTCAAAATTAATCATCAGCATCCACGGTTGTTTTTAGTGCATAATTTAAAATTTTAACAAATATTACAATAATAGCAATTATCATAACGGACATGAATAAAAAATCCAATATTTCCATAAAAATACTCCTTTTTTTACTTAGTCAATGTATCCAACATCTTGTATTTTTCGTAGGCGTCTACTACTGCCGGTGTAGTGTTTTCAATAGTAGGTACTACTTGAAACCAAAGTTTAGAACCAGTATAAAATGGGTGTCTATAACTAGTAGATCCGATAAAACTTCTAGGTTGATGAATCTTACCATTATTCCATAATCTGGTTGCGAGGTCAATCAAATCATCTAACTTATAGTCATCTAATTCATATCGTTCAGGATTACTAGCAAAAGGATTACCTTGTGCATGATATGCTTTCACTACATTAATGAATTTATCATAATCAGGTGCATTGGTACGAGTTATGATAACCATAACCTCATCCTCGGACACTTCACCGCTGATAAGGCTAAGCAAGCATCCACCAAGACTAGTGCCAATGTATAGCATATTAAATTTTAATCATCGTTGTTTTTTACAGTAGTGAAGGTATACTTCAACAATCTGTAAAACACATAGAAGATACCAGCAACACTTCCTATTAGGAATAGTGTACCAAAAATATTAGCAAGAGAAGTTACAGTTTCCATTATTTTTCCTCGTAAATAGCAAATTGACCGAACGGGGGATTAGGGTTCTTGTCACCATGAATGATCCAAGTAGTATCACAATAGTCAGGGTCACCCCAGCTACCAAAAGGATATCCATCAGTGAATACAATCAAACGATTAGGTTCGATAGCATTTTCTTTCAAGTAATCAAAGATACAATCAAAGTCAGTACCGCCACCGCCTTGAGGTTCGTACTCATCGATGCGGTCCATGTTCTCACTTGAGAAATCTTGTGGATTATATGTTTCAGTATCAAAACAGAATATATGTACCTTGTATCCATCAAAACTATCCATCATTCCACCGATCTCGCCTAAGAATGCTTGTGCTTGTTTATTGCTAATACTACCTGACATATCAAGTGCAACAACAACATCAATTTCTTCACCTGGTGTCATACCTGGCATAATAGCATCCATATGCCAACCTCTACGTGAAGGACGCATCCAAGAATAATCTGTGCGAATTGCACTGGTCAAGTTAGTTTGAATCAGTTCACGCCAGGGCATTTGAGGATCTGTTACCTCTTTGATAAGACGTTCAACACCTTTAGGAATAGTCCCTGCCTCAGCACCTTGTGCAGCCTGAATGATTGCTTGTTTCATTTCCTGACGTGCTTGTTCACGTTCCTCAGCACTCATGCGAGGGCGTTTACCTTTTTTATCACCATCGCCATCATCACTATCCTCATCACCGTCACCATCCATGTGATCGTCCAACAACTTGTCAATCAAATCATCAAGGTTAATTTTCTGCACATTTTTCATCAAATCATCATAGATTTCTTCTGCAGGTTTACCATCATATTTTGTTTCATACAAGCAAGGAACAGTAGTAATGAATTGACCAACACCATGACGTTTCAAATCAGCATTGACTGTATAATCATCAGCAATGTTCCATATTTGAGGATCACGTTCATTTCTACGACCCATATGGTCATACACAACGTGTAACACTTCATGACCTACCAAGAATTCAACTTCTTTGGGCTTCAACATCATAATGAAACGACTGTTGTAATAGAATTTTACACTGTCTGTTGCCGCTGTTGCACACCATTCATCGGCATTAGTTAATTTCATGCGGGTAGCAAGATTGCCAAAGAAACTATGACGCAACAACAAACCAATACGTGCCGCTACTAATCGTTCACGTGCTAGTGCGTCAATCTTAGGGTCAGTAGGTCCAATAAGTTTATCAAACTTATCACTACGATTCTTTTTACGTTTGCCAATTACTTCACTCATTAGATGTTCCTTTATCAGTTAATACTAGTATTATACTGTAAAATTGATTTATTGTCAAATACTTAATCCTCTGTAGCCCTTGTCAAATGCAATTCGGGCATAGTCTAACATTGATTCAACACAATAGAAATTTTCGGCTGAGACTTTACTCATACCTCTAGCACGGGCACTTTGACCTAATGCATAAAAATATTTCTTACCTGACATTATAAATCCTTTATAAAAAAAGGGCGGGAATGTTTCTACTCCCACCCCAAACAGAACCTTTCGGCTCCGAGGGAGTCAATCTTTAGATTGACCGAAAACTATCAACCTGCGTCAACAATGTACTTGCCGTACTTCTTGTGAAACTCATCAAAATTTTTCAATTGACTAGGTTCAATAGGCAACATATATGTTTTCAATGCAATCTTAGCACCCATCACAACCAACTCAGTTTCAAAGTTGTTCATCATGTAATCAATGAAGTTTTGAGCCATTTCGTGGAACTTCTTGTTATCCACTTTCTTGTTGTCTACTGCATCTTTCAATTCATAGCACATTGAAATGGTCAGTGAATACATTGCAGAAATTTCTTTAACTGCTAGGTCTTTCACTTTACCTGCAAGAATATCGCTAGGCTCGGGCATCTTGCCAGAAATTTTGCGGTGTGCTGAAAACTTAACAGCAAGACCTTCACCGACAGCACCTGCTACCAAATTGAATTGAGTATCAGCGTCCATGTTGGCCTCATCTTTCAACAAGTCACTAACGAAACACCATGAACGGGGTGTTGCAAATGCTCGGCTTGATGATTTAGCATCAAAATCGTACATATCATTTTTTGCAAAACTCAAGTAACCAACAACGTCTTTATGAATGTTGTTGTTCACGGCCCATATTTGCCATGATGCAAAGTCAGGACGCATTTCAAGGTGAATGAAACGATTAGCAAGGGGCATCGGCATACGATAAGTAACACCTTTGTCACTGTCACGATTACCTGCCGCTACGATAACAACATTATCAGGGAGTTTGTATTTACCAACTCGGCGATTCAAAATCAGTTGATAGCCAGCCGCTTGTACTGCTGGGCTTGCACTGTTCATTTCATCCAAGAACAATACAACGACAGGATATTGGCTAGCAAATTCCTCATCAGGCAAATCTACTGGATGAGCCCAGTCCATCTTGTTGATTTCTTTATTGAAAAATGGGATACCACGAATGTCAGTTGGTTCCATTTGTGCCATACGCAAGTCAATAACATAACCTTGCAATTCATCGGCAATTTCTTGCACAACCTCACTCTTACCGATGCCGGGAGGTCCCCAAAGAAAAACAGGTCGTTGAGTTTTGAAAGCAGAAAGAATTGCTTTACGGGTTTGAATACTAGTAATAGTATGATTGTCACTTACTGATGATGCCATTGTTGACTCCTTGTTGATGGCTTATTGATAACGAAAACATAGTATAACAGTAAACTGAATTACTGTCAACCAACTCTTTTACTCTTTTTGCTTTTTTGGATAAGTTCATCCAAAAGTGCGTTGACCAATTCTGATTCTCTACGGAAGGCTTCACGTTCCCATGGGCGTTTCAAATACTCTACAGTATATTGTTTGCCTAACCAAATTCTTTTCATCTTACCGTTACGAGAAAGTTCACCCCGATATTGTCCACGAATATATTGTTTTGCATGGACCATTTCGTGGGCAAGTGTCAATAGTACCTGAGGTAGTTCTAAAGTACTATCTACTGCGATACTGATTTCTTTGTCATCGGTCTTGCTACAAATCCCATTGTTTCCGTCTCTTTGACGCAATTTCGGGGCTATACAAATGTATACTTTGTACTTAAATTTTTCAATATTTAAGTATTTTGCATAAAATTTGGCAGTATTGTGGAACAATTTAACCTTTTCAGGCTTTGTGTTGCCGTGTGCTAAGATTTCAATTTTCATGCTGTAAGTATAGCAGAAACTGGATTTTGTGTCAAGTGGAAACAAATAAATATTAATAAATACTAAGTATTAAGGATTTTCCATGTCACTAACTAGATTACAACCACTAAGTGTAAACGCAAACGCTGATTTTACATTCGCAAATGTAACGTCAACCTATTTTCTCGGAAATGGATATTTTTTAACCGGAATTACTACCGGGGGTACATCTATAGTTAACGGAAATAGTAACGTGGCTGTGAGTGCAAATAGTAACATTACAATAGGAGTGGCAGGAACAAGCAACGTAGTAGTAGTTACACAAAACACAGTTGATGTTACAGGTAACGTTTCTGCTAATTTTTACACTGGAAATGGCTATTACTTAACTGGTATTACCGGAGGTACTAGTTATTCAAACACAAACGTAGCCGCATATCTTCCAACATATACAGGTAATGTTTCTGCTAATTACTTCATTGGCAATGGATCAACATTAACTGATATAACAGGTGCAAATGTCGTTGGGAACGTCACATATGCAGTACAAAGTCACTATGCAAACATAGCAAACTCAGTGGCGGGTGCTAATGTTTCCGGTAATGTTAGTTACGCAATAACAAGTAATTATGCAAATACTGCAAATGCAGTAGCGGGTACTAATGTAAGTGGTAATGTAGCAGATGCAGTACACGCATATTATGCAGATGTTGCAAATAGCGTAACAGGGGCCAACGTCAGTGGTAATGTCACTAGTGCAGTACAAAGTCATTATGCAAACATAGCAAACTCAGTAACAGGGGCCAACGTCAGTGGCCAAGTAAGTAATGCATTAATTGCAGGTACTGTATATACTGACGCACAACCCAATATTACAAGTGTAGGTACATTAAGTAGCCTAACCGTTTCAGGACTAATCACTGCTACGGCAACAGGAATTAAAGCCGCAAATATACAGGACACTTCTGGCACAGTTACATTGGTTACTAGATATGGAAATCAAGTCGGTGATATAGGTGTTTATGGAAATATTACTGCTGGTACTAATGGTAGTGGAAACGTTGTAGCTACATATTTTGTAGGAAATGGCTATTACTTAACTGGTATTACCGGAGGTACTAGTTATTCAAACACAAACGTAGCCGCATATCTTCCAACGTATACAGGCAATGTAGCCGGTAACTATTTTATTGGCAATGGTTCAACTTTAACAAATATTACCGGTAGTAACGTTACTGGTTATGTACCAAATGCAACCAATGCAAATAGTGCTACTACAGCCGATACTGTAACGACAAATGCACAACCAAACATAACTAGCGTAGGGATCTTGACAGGGTTAGTTGTATCAGGTAATATTACCCCTACTGCTAATTTAACCTACAGTTTAGGTAACAACACCCATCGTTTTAATGATTTATATCTATCTGGAAATACTATATTTTTAGGAACACAAAGTCTAAGTGCAGATGGCAATGGCATTTCTATAACAGGCAATCTAAGTGGTAGCGGATCCGAACTAACAGATATCAACGGTGCTAATGTAACAGGTCAAGTATCAAATGCATTAATTGCTGGTACGGTGTATACAACTGCTCAACCCAATATTACTTCAGTTGGGACATTGAGTGGTTTATCAGTAACAGGATTGATTACTGCTACTGGAACTGGTATCAAAGCCTCAAATATACAAGACAGTGCAGGTACAGTTACGTTAGTTACTGGATATGCAAGTCAGTCCGGTGACGTGGGTGTCTATGGTAATATTGTCGCAGGAACTAGTGGTAGTGGTAACATCACAGCAACATATTTTGTTGGTAATGGATATTATTTAACTGGTATTTCAGGTGGAGGCAGTTATTCAAATACTAATGTATCTGATTATCTTCCGACATATACAGGAAATATTTCTGCTGGCAACCTATCATTAACTGGTGCAATTACTGATTCAGGACAATTAGATATACAAACAACTGCTGGTAGTGCAAATATTGTGTTAACTCCAAATGGATCGGGTAATGTTAACACTCCTGCTAATCTTACTGTAACAGGTAATATAACCGGTGGTGCTATATCTGCAAACAATACATTAACAATTCAACAAGTTACTGAAAAAATAAAAGTAGATTCTAGCACAGGTTCCGGAAATTATTCAATTGACTATAGCCAAGGAAGTACTGTTATGTTGTCAGGCTTATCTGGAAATATAAATATAGTAATAAGTAATGTGCCAACTACTAGTAATATAAGCATTGTTACAACAGCAGTAATTTCTCAAGGTGTTACGGCATATATTCCATCAAATGTATATATTAACAATTCGTTACAAACAATATTGTGGGTTAGTGGTGCTACGCCTACAGGAACTGCATCAAAAAATGAAGTATTCAGTTTTGCGTTGCTAAATAATTCTGGGTCATGGGCAGTATTAGGACAATCATCATACTACGGATAATACATGGGAATATTAGCGTCTTTATCAGGATTTGCAGGTTATCAATCTATAAGTATCACTAGAGCTTCCGGTGATGAATACCAAGGTGCAACCATGGTGTTTGCACAAACAGCGGCTCCAACAGGATGGGTAAAAGAAACTACATATGATGATTATACATTAAGAGTGACAACAGGTACAATAAGTACTGGTGGTTCTGTAGCATTTGGCACAATGAATACAGATACAACTTTAAATGGCACTGCAACATTATCTGGAACAGCAGTAGGTGGCACAACGATTAGTTCAACAACATTACCAACCCATTTGCATGGTCCTTTAACTGTAAACGGAGCAGTATCAAGATCACCTTCACCATCTCCTACTGTTCCCGCTGTACCATACGGTACATTCTCATCAGGGGCTTCTATAACATCGGGTACAACTTGGTCAGGTGGTTCACATGTACATTCAATATCTCCGGGAACTACTGCTAGTGCTAACGCTCCTTTTACCATGAGTGTGAGGTACGTAGATACAATGTTAGCAACTAAGAGTTAAGGATTAAGAAATGCCAGATATAGTTTCAGGAACATCAACATTATTTCGTATGACAACTCCACCGATTGGATGGACAAAAAATACTTCTTTTAATGAACATGCATTAAGGGTAGTTTCTGGCTCAGCAAGCAGTGGCGGAAGTGCGAATTTTAGTAATGTGTTTACAAACATACCAGTCAGCGCCACTGGTACTGTTTCTGGATCAATAGGACCTTTCACTTTAACATATCAACATATTCCACAACATACCCACACATATCCTAGATTGACAGCAAACCGTCCAGGTAGATATGGTACAAGTGGTCAACCAATCTCAGTTACCGGTGGACCAGGCTGGAATGTTCCATCAAATAGTAGTAGTACAGGTTCAAGTGGTGCTCATACACATCCAGTCGGTGATATAGGCTTCACATGGAGCCCTTCAAATTCATTGAATTTAGCAGTGCGATATCTAGACATTATAATAGCAACGAGGAATTAATATGGCAACAGCGTTTCCTTCAGGCACAAAAACATTCTTTGTTGGTACAACCGCAACAACCGGTTGGACAAAAGATACTACGTATAATGATTATGCATTACGTGTTACCACTGGATCAGCGACTAGTGGTGGTAGTACTAATTTTTCTACTGTGTTCACATCAAGAAGTTTTTCATCGTCAGCACCCTTCGCTCCCTTATCGACAGGACCAACCACTTTGGCTGCACCAACATTGCCATCTCATACACATAGCATCAGCCAAGGGTCAGGATCAACAAATTTTAGTACAGCAACAGTAAGTCCTTACAATCTAGGTACTACCCCTAGTTCTTTTACAACTCCAACGGGGTCAGCTCCAGGTGGAGCTATACCTGCTAGTACTAGCGGGCATAGTCACCCATTTAGCACTGTATCCGCAAGTGTAAACGGATCAGTAGATTTGTCTGTAAAATATGTAGACATAATTTTAGTTGTAAAAGATTAACTGGTATATTAAAACAGTTAAATATCAGTATTACATGTAGGAGATACACAATGCAATTAAAACCGGGTAATTTTTGCCCTTTAATTAAAGATGAATGTGTTGGATTAAAATGTGCATGGTTCTGTAAAGTCGAAGGGTATGATATAAATACTGGAAATAGAGTAGACGAATGGAACTGTTCAATAGCATTTTTACCAATGTTACTTATAGAAAATAGCGGGATGAG